ATAAGGCTAAGCCTTTGCAGGGGGCAGTATATCCTTTACAAAGAATCCTAACCGTGGATCTTCTAGCTGAGTATCAGCATCGTCAAAATCGTCGATCCATTCATAACCATGCATAGCTAATTCCTGGCGGCGGATCATTGTAGTTGAATCCCAAACCGGAATCATACGATCCCACTTCATCTCCATACTTTCTCTAAGATGAATCTCGATCAAGTTTCCACCCACATATTCTATATTGATCTGAGGAACTTTGAACGCGTCTTGTACAAACCTGGGAACTTCGGGTAAAGGATGTATATCTACATCTATCTTTCTCCATTCAGCAAACTTGGTTAGATTAATAGGAAAATTGATTCCCACGCAACCATGAACAGGATTCCAATTACCAGTCAAACCAGATTGGAAAGTATAATCTACAGAAAGATGATCCCCACTAAAGTACTCACACCAAAAATACCCAGCTTCAACAGATTCATCATCGCCAGCTTCAATATGTTGCACACGAGCTCCTACGCCCATGCCTGATAGATTATATATGGGTCTCACTACATACGTACCTGACTTCTTAGGACCTATACCAGCTGGTCCACAATCATACCCCATCTGCTCTGCAACCCACAACTTGTTGAAAAAGCGGTGCAGACTTGGATAGTTCTCATATGCTATGCAATCCCAGTCATTCATTAGTGCATTTTACTTCTATCTACATTGAACATATTAATAACATTACTTGAGTCAGTGTCAGCAATCTCTTGCATTAAAGCCTCGAGTTTTTCATCTGACATGTTGTGAGGAAATGGTTTATCCTCATTTGCCATTTTCTTCAATTCCTCGGCAAAGGTATTTGCATATTCTTTCACGACCATGAAATACTGCTTCATCAGTGTAGGAGCAGGCTCACACTCTCCAATGATTTGAGCATCATTAATAGTCATTAGCTGATCCGGATCCTCACTGTACATCATCCAAGGGCGTAGAGTATACATCCTATAACCCTCTGAATGCTCCACTTGGTATATTCTCATAGCTTTGCGAATGATAATAGCAGACTCATCTTCATCAGACCATTGAATGATCTCACAAAGTACCTCTTCTCCGTTTGATAATTTAAACTGTCTATAGGCTGTGTCCATGCTCGAGTCCAATTTCATACCTCTTAAAATTAAATTGCTCTTGTTCGTATATTTTTATCCTCTCGGCCGAGTGGGATAACGTGTAATTGTCTCGCTTCTTGTATCGTAGGTCATCTGCGATATCGAATAGTCTTGTGACGCGGCCATCGTCTGATTGTCGTAATCCTCTACCGATTGATTGGAGAACTTTAATTTGTGACTTCGACGGCGAAGCAAAAATGATATTATGTAAATTGCGTATGTTAATGCCAGTACTAAAAGTACCCAAACTAGCAACGATGATGGCATCTTTTTGTTTCTCCACTATTTTTCTGATTGCCTCACGATCTGATGTTTCGGTCTGACCCGATACAAAGAATACTTTTCTATCTTCAGCGGCGCCTTTATCTATAAGGTCAAAAAGTATCTTACCATGATTGGCAACGCGTTGGAATAAAACTAAGGTATTGCCTTTCTGATCTAAAGCTAGATTGCGTATAAAATTATTTCTCTTCTCATGCGATATAAGAAAATCAATCTCTGCTTGATAGCTATAATCTTTTGCCTTTTGCCTTGTTTCTTCACTATATGTTAGTGCTAACACACTTATATTTAGGGCTGCTAAAGTTTTATTATCTTGCAGGTTCTTAGTGGTTGTGACTTGATATACGGGTCCAAAAAGCCCCTCCAGGACTAACTTATGTGTTTGTGTACCATCAAGCGTCCCTGTACAACCAATCTTATATTTTGCTTCTGTTGCCTTATTCATAATAGATGACAGTGACTTAGATTTAAAACCGTGGCACTCATCTCCTACTATCATACCAAATTGTTCAAACCATTTACGAGGGTTTTTGTAAATACTTTGCCATGTCGATATGATTACCTTCTTATCAGTATTCTTATCTTTACCTGAGTATATTCTGTGAACAGCATTCTCCACCAACATACCATAATCTTTAAAGTCATTATATAGTTGTTCCACAAGGGATGTTGTAGGTACGATTATCAACACCTTTTTATGTTCACCTTCTGGTATCATACTAATCCAGTATTTTAAAGCCAGATAGATGATATATGATTTACCTGAACCTGTGGGAGAGAGAAGGATGGCTCTCTGTCGCTCTAGTGCAGTCTTGACTGCTTTGACCTGATAATCATATGGCTCAAAGGCTAAGTCACCTGCTTTGATCCACGCATCCCATTCTTGCACAGGTTCCACAGTGCCAGGCAAACCATAATCTGATTCTTGGACATCCAATTCGTACCCACGTTCGGCACAGAACTTATGGAGGTACACAAACAAGCCAGCATTAAGCTCACCCGTCATTCTATTGAACAAACGTATTTTACCATCCCACACTTTGTTCTTGTAGGCTGGCATGAACTTATATCCAGGAACATAAAAAGAAAAGTAGTCTGATATCTCTGCACCGATACCTGGGTCTACATCGACCCCTAACATACTATAATCGTTCAGTTGTACTTTAACTGCCACTCTCGAACTGTCTCCACCTAATCATATTACCAATAGTCTGATGTCGCCATTTAAGGTTATCTATAATGTCTGTTAACGTCTCAATAATTGTCTTCCAATATACAATCTTTTCTTCCGACTTTTGTATCTCAGGATCAGAATCATAATAGTGCTCCATCTCACCCTTGAGTACTTTTAACCCATTGAAAGGATCTGGAACCCAACCTTGTTGCTCTATATCTTCTTGAGACATCTTGCCATTATAGTATAGCCATTTATCCTTCAACAAAGACTTCTGTTGGAAGTCGGCACGTTTCTTAGCTAGCTTAGCTTGCGCTAATAGCTCAAGATACTTTGCATGTAAGGCTGGTGTTATCCTAGATGTCTCATCAAGATTGTTGCGCTCTATGGCACAGTCTTCTTTCCACATCTCGAGGATCTGTTGTAAGTCTATCATAATATAATCTCATGTGTTAACTAATTTCAAACGTACTGAACCTAAAGGATATAGGACAGTTAATGTATTGTATATCACCTGTGGTCGAAAGTAAAGTGACATCTCCTAGTAGAGTAGGAATAGCATCTTTATAGTTCAATGTCTTTACCACATTGTTGGAGCTGTTTAGAATAGAAACTTTAATGTCAGCATATGTAGGGGCAGTTACAGCACTTGCTTTTGATGGAAGAACATCATCGTTATTAACGATATAGTGCATCCAGTTGAACACTTCTGTGTATGCTGTCATATTTTCATCTAATATGGTATCGATTGTTACTTCGCCAAACGTCAATGCAGCACCAGCCATTGGAACAGACTGTATCCGTCTAAATGGTACTTCTGTCGCATTCATTCCAAGACCAGGATGTATAACTCCCACAGCAAAGAACTCAATGTTTGGAAACTTCTTTCGATTGATCTGTACCTTGAACGCGTTAGGTTGCAAAAGGTTTGTGTTAGAAGTCACGGTTGTGTCTAACAGATCAGTAGTAATAGTAGACGATGCTATGGCCATTCAACTCACCTAGATTGTTTACGGCTATTTATAAGGTTTAAACACGACTCGAAACATCGTCTACGTATTTGCAGTGGTAGTGCCCCTTGGGACCAATGATGACAATATCTTCATCACTAACTTCACTGAAGACTCTATCGTCCATTACCATGTGGATAATAACAGGACCACCAAAGATACGACGAGCTCTAACGAACTCGTCTCCTCTAAATCCAACATAGTGTACACACCTAGCCATAGTATATTTCTTTCAATGTTTCAATGACTTGACTCTTTGGAGTATAAGCCACAAGATCCATCTGAGGAGTCATTAGAGCAATGAACTCCTCCAAATTATCACATTCCAGTTTCACATCATCAGCTGCACTGTAGAACATTTCATCATTATCGAGCACTAAAGATGACATACCCATTATGACACCTTCCGTGCTAGAACTTCGTTAAGGTCAAAAACTGAGAAGTAGATGGGCTTAGCTACTTGCTTTCCTGTCTCATCAGTTTCTGTTTCAGTTTTAGAATAACGAACTAAAGAAGCTGCTTTCTTGATACCTTTCAGAGCTTTGCCTGAGATACCTTCAAGTTTGATAGCTTGCTTGAATGTAACGAAAAGGTCACCTTCATCATAGCCAAGAGCCAAAAGCGTTTCTACATTCTTACCTGAATAAACTGTTCCTGTTACTGCATTCATCATTTTGTATTCTCCTTATTTCCTATACATTCTTTATACGCTATAGTGGAACAGAAGTCAACAGTTAATTTCCATAAAAGACAAAAAAAAGGGCAGCCGAAGCTGCCCAGTTTTACGGTGGGTTTAGCCCCACGTTTTTATTAGAATTAAGTTAGAATGTTGTGCACTCTAAAGATTCTGTAGTATTGGTTTGATTTCGCTGCTGCAAGACCATCTGCTGGTGTTGAGCCTACGAATGGGTTTGACGCCATGCCGTAACGAGTTTTGAAACCAATTTTTGGCTGGAATGT